AGGGATACCGGCCTTCGGCGGGCAATTCGCAGGTGTAAAAGCGGTGCCCGGCAGCGCACTCGCGCAGGCGGTGGACTTGATGGCCCTCCGCCCGGCAAGTGACAACGCCGGTCTCGGCTTGGCAGATGGGGCAGGTCATTAGGAAACAGGCTCCTTTTTGGAAAGTATCGCAAGCATTGCGGCAGCAATTCGCCCATCCGAATCGTCTTCTGAAAATTTCATTATGGCCTTTCGGATAATGTCCCGCGCCTCGTCCCGTTCGCGCTTTGCCGTCTCAAGGTATTGTTCTTGAACCTTGTAAAGCTCGCGACGAAACTCTAAATCCCTTCGCGCCTCGTCCCGCTCGCGTTCCATGCGGCGGCACAATTCAGCGGGAACCGTTGCACACGAATAGAATCCAATGTGTCCGGAAACTTTGGCGTCCGTCTCCGGTGCAGCTCTCTCCGTGTCCTCTGTGTCCTCTGTGGTTAATTTCATGGATGGGGCTCGGGGGGATAGTCTTGGAAATGCCCGGATTTGACGACGAGGCGGCGGGCGTTTTCCACCGCGTCGAAGAAGATTTCCTGCTCGCCGATGTCGCGGGAGTATTCGGGGGCGCGGACATAGGTGAGGATGTCGCGCAGGCTGGCGGCTAACTCGGTGGCGAGTCGGCAGGTATGGGCAATGCCGGGGTGGTCCTGCCACTCGCGGCGGCAGGCGGGACAGGCGATTTCGGGGTCAAGGGTGTTTTTCATTTAGCGGGCTGGGTGGTGGGCGGTTCGGGGAATGGTGCCCAATGGACGACTTGGGACTCGATGCGGTCGCCGGAGACGAATCGCCAGACTTCGCCATCGTGGAAGCCGGTCCAGACTTCGCCATCGGCGAGGTGGACGAGGACGGTGATGTCGCTATCTGGCAGCCCGCGCTTGGCGGGCGACCAGGTGATGATGGAGTCGGTTGTTTTATTTTTCATTTCTGCCTTTCGTTTTGGTTGTTGCTGTAGGCTTTTTCGGTGACATTTCGGAAAACCGTGTGCTGGCCGATGAAGTTCAGCTTGATCTCGGGGGTGGGGCCGTTTCTTTGTTTGGCCAAGATGAGCAGGGTGTTGTGATCCATGGGCTCGTCGTCGGCGTCGCGTTTTTTGTTTTTATCGAGGCGATGAATCAACAAAACGGTGTCGGCGTCTTGCTCGATGCTGCCGGACTCGCGGAGGTTCGAGAGCTTGGGCTTGCTGCCTTCGTCGGCGTCGCGGTTGAGCTGGGCGAGGGCGATGATGGGGATGTTTAACTCTTTGGCGGTGGTCTTGATGGCTTTGCTGATCTCGCTCACTTCCAGCGCCCGGCTCTCCCCTGCCCTCTTGGACGATCCGTGCATGAATTGCAGGTAATCGACGACGATGAGGCCGAGGCCGTGCTGGGTCTTGGCTCGGCGGGCGCGGGAGCGGAATTGGGCGACGGTGAGGCCGGGGGTGTCGTCGAGGTAGAGCTTGGCCTGGGCGACGCGGGCGGCGGCGGCTCCGACGCCGGAGAGCTGGGCGGTGCCGAGGAAGCCGTCGCGGATGCGCTGGAGATCGACCCCGGCTTCGGAGCAGAGGGCGCGGACCATGAGTTCGGTGCTGGGCATTTCGACAGAGAAGACAAGGGTGGGCACGGCGGCTTCCATGGCGGCGTGGAGGGCGAATTGCATCCCGAGGGCGGATTTGCCGCAGGCGGGGCGGGCGGCGATGATGATCATCTGGCCGCCGAGGAATCCGCCGGTGGAGCGGTCGAGGTCGTGGATGCCGGTGGAAAGGCCGACGCATTGGCCTCGGTTCGCATAGACTTTCTCGATGTGATCGACGGCGGCGAGGACGGCGGTTTTGCAATGGGAGACGGGGTTTTCCCTGGTGGATTGCTCGCGGAGGCCGTAGAGGGCGACTTCGCAGCGTTCCATGGCGTCGTCGGTGGTGAGGGCGGGGTCGTTGGCGGCTTCGGCCATGGCGAGGGCGGCGGAGCGCATGGCGCGGCGTCGCCAGATGTCGAGGACTTCGACGGCGTAGTAGCGCCAGTTGGCCGTGACGGCGAGATCTTGGACGAGATCGGTGAGGCCGTGATGGCCGCCGCACTCTTCGAGCTGGCCGAGTTTTTCCAACTCGGTCGTGACGAGGATGAGATCGACGGGCCGGGCCTCCTGACGCATGGTGGCGAGGCAGGAGAGGATGAGGCGGTGGGCGGGGTGCGTGAGCTGGTCGGGGCTCACGACTTCGAGGACGGCATCGGCGTGGCGGCCATCAGCGATGGCGGCTCCGAGGACGGCCCGCTCGGCAAGGAGGTTTTCGGGTAGGGAGCTTTTCATCAGGCGGCGAGGGCGGCGAGCTTGGGTGAGGCGGCGGCGGTGGCGATTTTCAAATCCGCGCCGAAGCCGAGGAGGTGGAAGACTTTGACAAAGACGGTGGGGTTCGTCTCGTAGCCAATGAGGCGGTGCTGGATGGCGTCGGACTCGGTGAGGATGGGTTGGCCATTCTCGTCGTAAATGGTTTCGTAGAGAGGTTCTTCGACGGGGCGGGCGGTGTAGATGCCGACTTGCCAGCGGAGGAAGTCATTCACGCAATCAGGGTAGTGGCGGGTGACGACGCGGGGGCCGTCGGTGGCTTCTTGGATGGTTTCGATGTAGTTGATCATGTTGTTTTTGTTTTGTTTAGGCTGCGGAAAGTTCGCGTTGTTTTTCGCGGACCCAGGCTTTCATGCTGTCGGGGAGAGCGGCCCAGGTGGTGAGGTTGCATTCGGGGTGTTCGGTCTCGATAAGGTCGCGCCAGCCAGCGGGTTCGACGGGGGCGGTGGTGGCGGCGCTGGGGCGGTAGCCAGAGCGGGCGGCCCACTCGCCGGAGCGGGTGACTTCGGCGAGGAGGTTATTCAGAAGGGTGGATAAATCCTTGCGGCGGAACTGCGCGGCGGGGCCTTCTTTTTGGCGGTAAGCCCATTCGAGGGTGCGCCACTCGTCTTCGGTGAGGGCCGCCGCGCTTTTTTTATTTTTCTCCCAAGCTCGGAGGGAGGAGGTATCGAGCGGGGTGGAGTCTCGAAGGTTGAAGAGATTTCGGATTCGTGTCAGGAGAGGATCGGGAGTTGCTGGGGCGGAAGTCTCGGATTGGAGCAAAAGAGTTTCTCCTTCTATTTCTCTTTCTATTTCTCCTTCTCCTTCTCTTGTAGCTTCCAAGGAGCTACCAAGCCCCTTCGGGCATGGAGAGATTTCGGGATATTCTTTAAGAATCAAAAGGCAGACTTCTTCGGGAACATTCTCCATTTGCTTGCGGATGCTTTTTGCCATGTGAGAACGCACAAGCGACTGCCCGAAACCGAATTGCTTGCGAATATAGTTGCGGCACCAGACCCCGCGCTCGGTGCGAACGAAGCCCCTCGGAAGCCCCTTGCAAGCTCCTTCGATGACATCGAAAGGGGCTTCGATGTCGCGGGAGAACTTGCGAGGGGTGATCTCGACATAGCCGAGGAGGTTGACTTTGGTGAGAACCCAGAAGACGGCGAGCTTTTCGCTGTCGTGGAGTTCCATGAAATCGGGGTCGTCCCAGATTTCGCTTTCGATTTTTGCGTTCATAATTAGTAGTTGCCGAAACGGCGTTTTTTCTTTTTTGAGGGAGGGGTGTTTTTTTCGATCCAGCGGCGGCAGGCGGCTTCGATGTCGCGGCCACCGCCCGCGAGCTTCCAACCGGCCCGGGCGTCGCGGTCGTCGAGAACTTCCAGAAATTCTTGGCCGTTTTTTTTCATACAATGGTGGGGGCTGGCAGGCGGTCGATGAGGCGGCGGAGGCAGGCCGTGGTCATGAGGGCGTCTTCGAGGGCGTTGTGGATGCTGCTGGATCGGGAGAAGCCCATGGCGGCGGCGATGTGGTCGAGGCTGAGGCGGGGCAGGCCGTCCTTGCCCTCGGGGAGCGGGAGCCGACCGGCCTCGTAGGCCAGCCACGCGGCGGCTTGGAGGTCGATGCTCTTGTGCATGGGCCAGGTCATGCCGTGGCGAGCGAATCCGGCGCGGAGGAAGTCGCGGTCGAAGGCGACATTGCACCCAGCGAGGATGCTGAACCGGCGCTGGGCCAGCCAGAGGGCGAGGTCTTGGAGGACTTCGCGCTCGGGGCGTCCGTTTTTTTGCAGAAACTCAAGGGTGAAGCCGTTCTTGGCCAACGCCTCGGGCTCGGTAATCCAATCGGCATGGGGTCGGATGAGGCCGACAAACGCCTCGCCATCGCTGCTATCCACGGCAGCGACGCTCAGGAGGGCGTGGCGCTCGGCATCGAGGCCGCCGGTCTCGGTATCTATGACGACAAGACGGGACTTCATGCGGACCTCCTTGCGCGGCGGGCGCGAAAGGCAGCCAAGAACGAGGCAGCGGTGATGCGGGGGGATTGTTTTTCCAGAAATCGGCGGAACAAAGCCGCTGATTCCGAGGCGGTGGTATAGAGGGTGACGGGTGTTTTTTTCATAAAATCGAAGGAAAGGGTTCGACTACAAGGGGATCGTTCGTGCGGCGCACACGGACGACGGCGTTTTTTTTGAAGCAATGCGAAAGGCGGAGCGGAACGCGCATCCGTGCCCGAGTGAAGCCCCCCGACCCATCGGGAACGGAGAGCGTGAGGAACTGCTTGTTTAGCTCATGCCCAAGGAGGCGGGCATTGATGTATTCCGGCGCGGGAGGCGTCGGCGTGTCCTGAGCCAGAGCAGGCTCCGGCGCGGCGTTTTTTTGTTTTTTAGTGCTCATGGTAGGGTTGATGAATCCGAAGCGTCCTGCGGGGCAGCAGAGACCCCTTTGTCAAAAATTTTCTGTGAACCCAAACCAGTGGGTTGTGATGGGGGGGCCTCGAAATTCTCAACCCCCTCCCCCCCCTCCTGATCGACCAGCCCGGCCTCGGCCTCGACCGGCTCGACACCGGCGGCGTGGGGCGAAGTGGCGGACAAAGTGGCGGACATCGCCGAGCCTCTATCTGTAAAGGAGGGCAAAACATCTGATAACGAATCAGAGACAACCTCGGCAGGCATCGAGCCAGGCAGGGCAGCGGTCCCCTTTTGTTCCGGCGCGTCGGCGCTTGGACCGGTTAGCGGCAGCACCTCGGCCTCGAGGACCGGCAGCGAGGCCAGCATCTCGGCGAGCTTGTCCTGGCTAACCTCGACCCTCTCGACCCGGGCGGTGGCCTCTCCGCTGAGGAGTTGCATCTTGTCCACCATCACGGCGGCGACAATGGCCGCGTCCTTCGCGCTATTGATCGAAGGCACCAGTTCGATGGCCCTCTCGACCGAAAGCCGGGCAGCCCGACGAACATCCCGCAATAAATCCTTTTTATCCTGCTCTATAGAAAACCCTTCCCGATCCCTGACGGCGCAAACCGTGTTCCGACTCACCCCAAGCGCCCGAGCCTGGGCGGAAATACTCAACCCCTCGGCGCTCATCCGAATTATTGCCTGGTAAGCATCCGGCCTACGGGCCAGCAACCGCTCGCCGGTGAACTCCCCGACGCCTTCGAGCTTCTCCGCACTCAATTCCTCAAAATTAAAAAGAAAAGGCGCGGAATCCTCGGCGGCCCGGGCGGCCTGCAATGGGGTGTTTCCCTCTGGGGTATTCACCCCATGAGAATTTTGGGCACAAAAAAAAGCCGGATCGGCAACAGGGTCCGGCATGGCTCAGGCGTGGGCAAAAAAATTGCGCCGGTGCGCAGGCCGGGCATCCGCACCCTCGACCCGGCATTGATCCAGCACCCGCTGGACCTCGCTCTCAGGAATTAAGACCCGATCCCCGAGGCGGACATGCCCGAATGTGCCGTCATGCAGCCGGAGGTGCATTCCGGCCCGCGAAATCCCGAGGATCTTCGCCAACTCGGTCGGTGAATAGTGCTTCTCGATCATCGGGACATTCTCCAGGTCAACCCCGCCAAAAAAACCGCCGGACTGATTGCCCAGGCAAACTCCCACGCATACCCGGCCAGCCTCAAAAAATCCGCCCCGCTCATTTCTCCACCTCCACGGAAAAAGGCCGAAGTCCGAAAATTTCAAAAAACCTCGCCCGCGCAGCCTCCCGGCTCGCCGCCCGCACATAGTCCCCAAAAGGTCCGGTGAAAGGGTCCACCGCCCGGCATAAAAAAAGTCGGCTCATATTGCAGCCTCCTGTGGTTTGGACTTAGCAACGGCCTTGACTAACAACTGCCGCACGATGGCGGCCCGGCTCACCATCTGGCGCTTGGCCAGGGCGGTGATGATCAAATCGACCTCTGCGGGGACTTGGGTTTGAATAGTTTTCATTTGTTTGCCTGGGGCATTTACCCCAGTTGCAAGATTTCTTATAAGAATTCTTATAAGCGTCAAACAAAAAAATTGAAAAACTTTGAAAATCTTTGAAGTTGATTCCATGCCCAAAAAAACCAACGGACCCGGCAAGGATTCCGTTCTCATCAGCACCTCAGTCGATAGTTCGACATTTCAAGAAATCACACGCCTCGCCGCTGAAAGCGGCATGACCAAAGGCGGCTGGGCTCGCGCCGCCCTTACCGACGCCGCAAAAGAACACGCCGTTTTCAAACAACAAAAAACAACCAGCTTCCAAAAAACGGGAAAAGCCTCGCCCCAGAGCAAGAACCCAAATGCTGGTGTCAAGACCCTGAGAGCGTCCGAGAGTTTCGATTCTACGCCCTCAACGGCTACAGGGAAAAACTCCCTCCCGGCTGGATAGGCCAGATCCACGGCCTCACCAGCCACCAGCCACCAGCCACAATGAAAAAACTTCTCGCCCTGCTCGCCGCTCTCCTCACCGGCTGCGCCACCCAGCCAGACCCCCGCGAGACCTACGCACCCCGCGCCATCCTCGCCGAGCCCCCGATGGAAATCCTCATCGAAACCAGCCCACCCGGCGGAATTGTCGATTGGAACGGGAATGTCCTCGGCGCTGCCCCCGTTACTCTCACCATCCGCCCCGACCGCATGGCATCAGGCCGCCCACGCTGGCCCGAAACCGGAGCCCTCACCCACTATTTCCGAGCCCGCTGGCCAAACGGAGCCCGCGCCTTCGAGCTTTTCCAGCCCGCCGAAATGCCTCCCCAGCACATCGCCATCGTCTGCCCTGGCGCAGTCAATCCCCTGCTCGATTCCCTCCGCGCCGACGCAAAAACTCTCACGCAGAAAAAAACTCGCTGACCCGCCGAGCCCCATTCCATGGGCCTCCGCGCTTGTCAACAAAAATCTCAAAAAAAAGTTTCAGCAAAAAATAAAAATATCCTTGCACTCATTTTAATTCTCCATAGATTTAATCCCGCAGGCCACAAACGGCCCGCCCGAGTCGGTCGGCAACCGGCACCAAAAAAACCGCGCCGGTCGGTATCCGGCACAGAAAAAAATGACAACAGCAACAACCGAGGCCCGCGTTTATGTGGGCACCTACGCAAAATATAATGACGGCAACCTAAAGGGCGCTTGGCTAGTCCTTGACGGTCACGACCAAGAAACCTTCCGCGCCGCCTGCGCCCAGCTCCACGCCGACGAAGCCGACCCCGAGCTGATGTATCAAGACTTCGAGGGGTTCCCCCGCGAGTTCTACGGGGAATGCAGCCTTTCGCCCCAGCTTTGGGAATGGCTCGACCTCAGCGACGACGACCGTGAACTCCTCGCCCGCTATTGCGACGCCACCGGAGAAGCCGACGCCACCATTGAGCAAGCCCGCGACCGCTTCCAAGGCACTGCCGACACCGGCGCAGACTTCGCCGAGAACATCGCCCAAGAATGCGGCGACATCCCCAAAGACCTCCCCGACTGGATCGCCGGGGCGATTGATTGGGAAGCCGCTTGGAACCGCTCCCTCCGCTACGACTACACCACCAGCGAATCGGCAGACGGCACCCTCTATTTCTTCACCAACTAATCCCGTTCCCCCCAGAACAACCCAACCACCAACCCGCGCCGGACGGTTTCCGGCATCAAGACCATGACACCCGAAACCAAATCCATGCTTTTCAGCTTCTACAACCGCAGGAACTACCCGCACCACATCGCCGACCATGGCCCTTGGATTATCTGCCATAACGAAACAGGCGATTGCGCCGCCATCCCCCTAGAACCCGAAAAAGGCTATCTACCTTCGCATTTCGGCGGCATGGCGTATGTGCAACAATTAGCCCACCAAGGCCGGCTCACATTAAAACCCGAAATCCTCAACCACTAAACCCCGTTCCCCCCAGAACAACCCAACCACCAACCAAACCAACCCAAAAAATGAAAACACTATCACCACAAGAACAAGACGAAATCGAAAGCCTCACCTACATAACGCCACCGGAAGACCAGGGCAACCCTCACAATGCAGGCCAGGCAATATGGGGAGAACTCGCAGTGCTCCGGCGCTGGGACTGGGACGACAACGGTGGAAGATTAAGCAACACCCGCCACGAATATGAGATTTACAAATGGGACGGCGAGGACGAAGACCCCGCTTTTCAAACCCTGACGCTCGGAAAACTGGTTTCAAAATTTATCGTTCCAACAAAATGAAAACCGAAATCAAATTCCAAACCGTCGGCACGCGGGCCGTTGTCTCAAAGAAAATCACCCCCGAGCAGGCCGCCGAAATCATGCAGAAAAACCCAAACATTACCCAGGTGGACACGCCCGCCGGATATTTCCCAAGGCCCAAGCCATGACCCCCGACCAACTCACCTGCGCCGCCTCCTCGATGGAGGCGGCGCTTGCCCGTCTCGACATCCAGCCCGGCCACACCACCGAGGCTCAGCTTGCCCAGGACGACGCCGAAATCCTCCCCGCCCTGGTGGACGGCCAGCCGGTAACTACCCCCGAGCCGGAATAAAACAAGGCGGATGGCCGCGAAAATTAAAACCAAACCAACCCACCCCCATAAAAATTCAACCCGCGCCGGACGGCTTCCG